ATCTCTTAAAAGAAGCAATTGCTGACGCAAAAGCTGTTCGTGAAACAGCATTAGAAAACGCAAAAATGGCTTTAGAAGAGGCTTTCACACCAAGATTACAATCTATGTTGTCTAAGAAAATTCAAACTGAATTGGAAGATGACGAAGATGAATATGGTGATGAAGAAGAAATGGGTGAGCCAGAAATGGACGCTGAACCAGAAATGGATATGGGACCTGAAGATGAAGAAGGCGAAGAAGAAATGGATATGGAAGGTGTCATTGAAATAAATGGTGTTAAGTACGCACCCGTGATCGAACAGGAAGAAGAAGAGGAAGAAAATCCTTTTGCATCTGATGAAGATGAAGAAGAAGAAAATCCCTTTGGAGAATCTGATGATCTTGATCTTGAAGCTGTAATTAAAGAGCTAGAAGCTGAACTTGATGAAGCTGGACAGCCAGAAGCAGCTAAAGGACAGACTCCTGGAATGCCGGATGATGTTGAAGAAGGCAAAGAAGATGACGTTGACGAATCGAAAGAAGATGTTGACGAACAATCTAGTTCTTCAGGAATTGGTAAAGGAACTGGCGTTAAAGCCGCTTCTGCATCCGATGAAGAAGATCCAGGTAAAGGTAAACTTGGAGAAACTAAAGATAAAGATGTCGATGAAGATAAAGATATCGATCTTGATGAAGTTCTCAAAGCCCTTTCTGAAGAAGAAGATGATGATGAGAAAAAGAATGAAGTTTCAAAACTACGTTCTGATCTTGATGAACATCGTACTGTAATCGAAACACTTCGTGGAAAGCTAAATGAAGTCAATCTGCTAAATGCTAAACTATTGTTTACGAACAAATTGTTCCGTAAATATGGTTTGAACAATGAACAGAAGATGAAAGTCGTTGAGCAATTCGACAGGGCAGCAACCTTACGTGAAGTTAAGTTGGTTTATTCCACACTTGGTGAATCATTTGGTGTTGCTAGAAATAATATTAATGAACATAAGGGAACTGCTTCCAAACCAGTCGCCTCAACCAAATCTGATAAGAAAGTAATTTCTGAAGGAAATGAATTGAGAGATAGGTTTAAGAAGTTAGCTAACCTTATTTAATTGGGAGACATATAATGTCAAAATTTGAAAATCTCAGTCAAGTGATGACGGGCCACAACCCGCATCAAGAGCTCTTAAAGCAGACTCGTAAGTTAGTCGGCAAATGGGAGCCAACTGGATTGTTAGATGGCATCGAGAACTCCACTAAAAAACAGGGAATGGCTGTTCTTTTAGAAAACCAGGCCACGCAGCTTATTAAAGAAGCTTCAGCGACAGGTACTGGTGGATCTAAAGAAGAATGGTCTGGTGTTGCACTTCCATTGGTCCGTAGGATCTTTGGTGAGTTGTCAGCACAAGAGTTTGTTAGTGTACAACCGATGAATCTACCTTCCGGCCTTATCTTTTATTTGGACTTCAAATATGGTACTGCCGATCAAGCCAACCACACACAGAACTCAGATGTATTTGGTAATACTTCAGGTTCTGGTGATGCTAGTGGTGGTTTGTATGGTGCAGGCAAATTTGGATATACAATTAACGATCAAGAATCTGCTGTGATGCTACAAGCAACTTTAGTTGGTAATCAAACATCGGCTACTTTCCAAACTGGTTCTGCCACATGGAAAGACGTTGAATTTGAACCTACACTTAGTGCTTCGTTACATGCTAATACTCTATACAAAATCGATGTATTAGCTGGTGCTTTTACTCGACCTGATTGGAATGGCGTACGTGCTTGGGAAATTAGTGGTTCCGGAATAACTGCTTCTTATCCAGCATATACTGTTGTTGATGATGTGAATAATGTAGCTACTGCAAGTTTCTTTGTAAAAGGTACTGCAGATACATCAACTGGTATTGGTATTAAATACCATCAATCTCCAGTTGCTACAAATCGTGGTGATTTTGAAGCTACTACAACTCAGATTGCTGCTAATCCAGAAACTGATATTGATATTCCTGAAATCGACATTTCGCTGAAAAGTGAAGCAATCGTTGCTAAGACACGTAAGTTGAAAGCCGTTTGGACTCCAGAGCTTGCTCAGGATCTTAACGCTTATCATAGTGTTGATGCCGAAGCTGAACTTACAGCAATGTTGAGCGAGTACATCGCGATGGAAATTGATTTGGAAATCTTGGACATGCTGAAAGCTAACGCTTCTGCTAAAACTGCATACTGGTCAGCTAAAGTTGGCTATGAGTATGATGGTTCTGGTACGGAAGCTGGTGCTTGGTCTGCTATCACAGCTGCATCTAATGCTTATACCAAACCTGTTTGGTTTCAAACATTAGGTATCAAGATGCAAGGTGTTTCTAATGCTATTCATCAGAAAACACTCCGTGGTGGAGCTACTTTTGCTGTTGTTTCTCCGGAAACTGCGACAATCTTAGAATCTGTTACTGGATATGTTCAAAATACTGGTGATGCATCTGCTAAGACCTATGCTATGGGTGTACAAGCAGTTGGTTCGATTAACAACCGATATACGGTTTATAAGAATCCATACATGTTGGATAACACTATACTCATGGGATTCAGGGGAAGTAATTTCCTTGAAACTGGTGCTGTATATGCTCCATATGTACCGATGATTATGACTCCGTTGGTATACGATCCTAAGAACTTTACTCCACGTAAAGGTGTTATGACTCGTTATGCTAAGAAGATGGTTCGTCCTGAATTCTACGGTAAAGTTATCGTTTCTGATATCGATCAAGTTTAATTGAATTTCAATTAATCTACTTAAAAGGGGAAGAGAAATCTTCCCTTTTTTTGTGCCTTGTATATTTATTAATGAATAAGTACATCTTTTTTTAGGAGAATAAAATGGAATCAATATGGCCAGGCAGTAGTTCATTCGCAGTTGGCGAAACTCCATATGGATTTTATGACTCTGATACAGAATTTTCGGGGTCAGGAAATCATAATGTGGATAAATTTGCTGATTGGGCTGCTAAAAGATTGGGGTATCCGATAGTTGCTGTGGAATTACAAGAATCTCAATTTTATACTTGTTATGAAGAAGCTATTACAGAATATTCTGCACAAATAAATCAATTTAATATCAAAGATAATATGTTGTCTTTGCAAGGGCAAGAAACAGGTTCTGGTGCTACGAAAACTAATTTAACACACAGAAAAATAACTCCAACAATAGGTCGGAATATACAACTGGCTGAACAATATGGTACGGAAGCGGGAGTTGGTGGAACAGTAGATTTTAAAAGTGGTTCTATTGCTGTTTCAAGTGGTTCACAAGTTTATGATTTAGATGCACTTTGGGCTCAAGTATCAGAGAGTGGTAATTCTATAGAAGTTAGGAAAATATTTTACGAAGGTTCACCAGCAATAACTAGATATTTTGATCCATATGCTGGAACTGGCGATGGTTCTTACAATATGTTAGATGCATTTGGTTGGGGTAATAAATCGCCTGGCGTATCTTTTATGCTGATGCCGATGTACGCTGATTTATTAAAAATTCAAGCAATAGAATTTAATGATCAAATAAGAAAATCTGCTTATTCCTTTGAATTACAAAATAATAAATTAAGAATATTCCCCAATCCAACAGAATCTTATAATCTTTGGTTTCAATATATAGTTAAAAAAGATAGAGATACTACTTTGCAGGGAACTACAGATGGAGTAATAACTGATTTTTCAAATGCTCCGTATAATAATATGGAATTTAAAGAAATAAATGATGTTGGAAAACAATGGATAAAAAAATATGGATTAGCTCTATGTAAAGAATTACTGGGAACGATCCGGAGTAAATATGCATCACTTCCAATTCCCGGCGCTGAAACGACATTAGACGGGGATACATTAAGAACAGAAGCTTCCACAGAAAAGGAGTTTTTAATGACACAACTCAGAGAAATGTTAGAGCAAACTAGTAGGAAAACTTTATTAGAAGCTGATAAAGAAGAAGCTCAACATTTACAGGATAAACTAGGTAAAGTTCCAATTCCAATTTACATAGGATAATAATATGGCTGGTAGATTTTTGCCCCAATTAGATGTTGACTTGATTACAAGAGTTAGCAGAGAATTGGTTGGTGATATACAAAATAGTAAAGATGGTCTTATAAATCAGACGGTTGTGATTTATAAACCTTCTGTTCAAGAATCCGCAATTAATATGTATGGTGAATCTGCTGGTGGAAATAAGGCTTATAAAGATGGTGTCCAAATGGCTGCTTTGATAGAGGCTGAAGATTTTGATTTTAATGAAGATGTATTTGGTATTGATGCAAATCAATCAGCTACTTTTTCATTTTTGAGGCAATCGTTTATTGATGCTAGTATGGTTTTAGAAGCTGGTGATTTGATAGATTGGAATTATGCTTATTTTGAAGTTGGCGGTATAAATGAAAATCAATTAATAGGTGGAATGTTTGATCAAAACTTTTCAGTTGTTGCTACTGCATTTTTAATAAGAAAAAGCTCTGTACAAATAGAAAGAGTTAGGAGTATCTAATGGCTCGTGAAAAACCAATACCTCGCTCTGCTAGAAAGACTGTAAATCGTGGTCATCAAAGATCGAGAAATGACGATAATGTAAAAAATATATCAGTTGGATTAATGGATATTGATGCGACTATTATGTATTATTTTAATAATGTTATTAAACCAACAGTTGAAGAAAATGGCGAGACAATAAAAGTACCGTTGATGTATTCTAATCCTGAAAGATGGTCTATGGTACAAAAAAGAGGCTATTTAATAGATAATAAAAAACAATTAATTATTCCACTAATAGCATTTAAAAGAACATCAATTGAAAAAGACGATGCGATGCCTGTAGATAAGATAGATCCATTAAATCCAAAATTATTTTATACATTTCAAAAACAATATTCTGATAAAAACAGATATGATAAATTTTCAGTTCAACAAGGATTAAATAAAACAAAAGAATTATATTCAGTTGGTATACCAGATTATGTAAATCTTACATATGATTTTGTTATTTGGACAACATTTACTGAACAAATGAATGCACTAATTGAAAAAATTATTTGGAGTGAAGGCGCTTATTGGGGTGAAGATGGTAAGTTTAAATTTAGAACATCTATTGACAGTTACACAGATGCTAGTGAAGTTTCTGTTAATTCTGAAAGATTAATTAAAACTAACTTTACAGTAACTTTGAGGGGATATTTACTACCTGAAGAATTTAATAATGTAGTTACAACACAAAAAGCTTTAACTCCTAAGAGAATTTTAATAGGAGATGATGTTAGTTTATCTTTAACAGATCTTGTTTCTAAAGATGATGGTAGAGATGTTCGAATATCTGTACAGCAATCAGCTGGAGCAGGCGGTACATTAAATAATCCCTTTTCTATAGAAGCATCAACGGGGGTTACTATTGGCGGTGCTGGATCTTTTGATGGAAGTGAAAAGTCAGCATTTACATTTAGCATCGGACAAGCAGTTGCTCCATCTGATACGGTAACATTTGCTAATATTAGTGCTTCAAGCGCACTTCACATTGGACCCACTTCATTTGAAATATCACAGCGGGCTGATGGGAAGGCACAAGTAAATACAGATTGGGTTGTGCAAGGAGATATTATAGCAGAAAATTATATTGTTTCATCATCTGTAACTCACATGACACAATCATTCAGTAGTGGTTCTACTATATTCGGTGATACAATATTGGACGACACTCATCAATTTACTGGTTCTGTTGATGTTACGGGCTCAATTACACTTAATGGTGGGTCTATGGCTACAACTACAACTGTAACTAATCAAGATACTTATAATAGAAAATGTTTTGTTAAAATTGTTAGTAATATAACAATCCCATCTACTGCTA